AAGTAATGGTAAGAGGATACGAAGGAGGATATAATGATATAGTAATAGGAAATGATATAGACAGTAATACTCCAGCAATTGTAGATATGGCTCTAGATGTAAATGAAGAATGGTATTATGGAGCACATGAAAAGGTAAAAGATATAGATAGAGATCATTTAGATAGATACCATATAATAAGAACAATTATATTATAAAAGGTACCCACTTGGAGACCCGTCTAAGGACCCGATTACATACCTGTTTGAAGACCCGTTTCTACACACATCTACACATAGATATTACATATGAAAGATCTTAGGAGAGTAATGCAGAGACTGCTGGATATACATATAGATCTAGATAGATTAGGGTTAAGAGTAAAGAGTATAGGAGAAAAGTAAAGAGTAGAAAGCCATATAGTACTAGGTAATAAAAGGTACTATAGAGTACAGGGGATGTGTAGAAATATGGGTAAGTAAAGTATTGGGATAGATTTAGAGAAATGAGGCATCTGTGTCTCCCGTTTCACTTTCTCCTATATAGGGCCTAGTTCTTGCTTATACTCTCCAGGTTCACCCCTATAGGAAATTTTTAAAAGGTTAAGCAAAAGAAAAAACCCGTTCACAGACCCGCTTCGCTACCCGTTCATCTACCCGTCTTGATACCCGTTACTAGACCCGTTTCACTACCCGATAACATACCCGAAAAAAACCCGATAAAAAAGTTGGTACTATGGTATTTATTTCATATCTTTAGGTATACAAAAAGAGACATACTATGAAAACAATGAATACAGTAAAAGTAATTAGCTGGGTAGAAGCTAGAAAAGAACTTAAGTTAGTTGAGTCTATCAAAAGTTTTAGTGAGGATAAAGAGGATATAGACGTAGAAAGACTAGATGCTCTTTTTTATCTTAACTTAGGATCTAGAAGAGGTCCAGAGCTCTTCAGAGAAATGCAATGTGATGTATCAACAACTTGGCACTTACAGATGGTATGAAAACGATCCAGGTAACTATCCAAGAAAGATGGGCAGCTTCTCAGCACAAGGTCCACAAGTCAAAAAAAACCTACGACAGAAAAGATAAGCACAGGAAGAACGGCTCTAACGAGCCTCTTCCTATGTAAAAAAAATTTGAGCCTAAGGTACCGCTCAGTCTACTCTTACGACTCTATTCCAAAGCCAGGCCCCTTGTTCCTTATTTCCTTCCTAAAGATAAGGATAAATCTTCATACTACAAACTTTTTTAGTAACTTTCTTTTTAATTTATAATCAATATAAATAACGCCTAGGAGTTGGATCTATGGTATTAATTCCTTATCTTTAGGTATCAATAATTAAAACAATAGAAACTATGATGGACGTTAATTACTTTTTAGATCAAGCAGAGAATTCTTATCAACACGAATTCTATGAGAATTGGGCAGATGTTGTAACAGAATTGACAGATGACCAAACAATATTAATAACAGAAGACGGTTATACAATGACTATTGACTGGACTACAGAAGGAGAATTTGAAGGATATTTTTATAGAAAATAGTTGTATATATGATTCTTTTTACTTATCTTTAGGTATCATTAATTTAAAAAGATATATTATGAAAAAATTTGTTACAGTTTTTATTGGAAGTAGAGGAATTTTAGAAGAAGTTAACTTAGTAGAAAATGAGTTATCATTATTTGAGTATTCTCAAAGTATTGTAGATGGAATTTATGCTGACATTGATGTAGATGAAGAAGATTATGAAGATCAAATTGAGTACTTAAGTGAGTTTGTTACTATTAATGAATGTAAAGGATTTAATGAAGTAGGATTAAATGAAGAAGAGTACTTATTTATATTTGATTTTGAAGAAAATGAAGATCTTTGTGAGAAACTTTTAGAATTGTTTGAAAATGAAGATGAAGAAGGAATTAAAGATATTATTGATAAGTTAGATTACTAAAAATAATTTAAAAATAAAGTAAGAAATAGTTGGTACTATGCTAGCTATTTCTTATCTTTAGGTATCATTAATTAAAACGTATAAAAAAATGAAAAATCCAAGTTATCCAAAAGCAAAAAATGAATACGCAGGTAGAGCTACTACAACGTTAAATACAACGTCTAGACAAACTTTAAATGAAACTATGAAAGACTTTGCAGTTCATTTGAGTGCAATTATTGCTAGAAAAGAGAAGGAAAAACAAGATCGTTTAAGTAAAACTTTCTAAAAAAACTTATAGGAATAGTTGGTACTATGCTAACTATTCCTTATCTTTAGGTATCAATAATTAAATAGATAGAAGATGAAAACAATTACAGTTACATTTCAGATTAGTGAAGAGAGAGTATTAGAGGCTCTTAACGATGCAGGTAAATCATTTGGATTAGTTTTAAGTTCAGATTTTGATCTAGATGAATTCGGAGAAGAGTTAAGTTCTGATATTGAAAATCATTTTGATCATGAACTAACAGAGTTTATTGAAGAGGGGTTAAATTGTGATCTTTATTCAGAATATTTTGAAGATGAAGAAGATGAAGATTAAGTAAAAAAACTTATAGGAATAGTTGTTTATATGATGACTATTCCTTATCTTTAGGTATTATTAATTATAACATCAATAAAAATGAGAAAAGGTACAGTTACAGGTGAAGTAAAAAGTATTCTAAAAGAGTTAGGAGTTTCTTATGGTTTTGCTTATTCAGATCCTTATAAAGGAAATAGAGTAGCTACAAAACTTACTAACTGTTATCTTACTGAAGAACAGAAAGAGACCGTTAAAGTTAGAATGAAAGAGAGAGGGTTTGAGTACTCTTTTATTAAGGAGAATGCAAATGGTTGGACTTTTTACAATGGAACGAGATTTTGTTTCTATAATAAAATCTAAAAATTAATTAAAAAGAGTTATAGGAATAGTTGGTAATATGCTAACTATTCCTTATCTTTAGGTATCATTAATTAAAACATAGAAAAATGAGAGTAAAAGACTTAATTGAAAGCTTATCGTTCTTAGATCAAGAATTAGAAATTAACTTTGTAGCTGGGATGGAATCAGGAAGAAGTTTCATGTCTGGACATTCGGGAGTTCTCGGGGATTTTGAAATGGAAGATGGACAAGTTGTCTTTAGTCTAGATTTCGATGAAGATAACTGTGATTCTCAGTAGAAAATAAATTAAAAAAAGATAGCAGATTAGTTGATAGTCTGCTTCTTTTTTCTTATCTTTAGGTATCAATAATTAAATAGATAAAAATGATAGTAGAAAATTTATTAAAAGAAACTTCAAACAAAAAGATCTTCAGTGTAACGTTTGTTAAGAAAGATGGTAGCATTAGAAAAATGAATGCTATGAGAGGAGTTCGAAAAGGAGTAAAAGGAGTTGGTCATTCATTTGATCCTTCTGAGAAGAATTTATTGACTGTATACGATATGCAGATCGGAGCTTTTAGATTTGTTAACTTAAATGATGTGCTTTTATTTAAAGCTAACAAAAAAACTTTTACAAAATAAGTTAATAAAAAGTTGGTACCTAGAGATTTATTCCTTATCTTTAGGTATCAATAATTAAAACAACAAAAGTTATGAAAACTCAAATTAAATTTACTCGCTCAAATGAAATCAATGACATCTTCAGTTTTATAGATGACAATAATGAAATTGATTATATATCATTTCCTAGAACTATGGATATGAGCATAGAGGATGTTGCAGATTACTTAAACAACAAATAGAACTAACAGTTATGGAAAACATACACAAAATTAATCAAAACATCTACATCACTAATGATGAAGAAATTAAAGAAGGAGATTGGGTAATTGCAATTGAAGGAATTTGGAAAAATACAGTTACAAAAATTACAGGAGAACCAATAACTGATGTGTGGAAAAAAATCATCCTAACAACAGACCAAGATTTAATTAAAGATGGTGTACAAGCTATTGATGATGACTTTTTAGAATGGTTTGTTCAAAATCCAAGTTGTGAGGAATTTACTTATGAAGAATATATGTCAGGAAAATATTTAATTCCACAAGAAGAACCTAAACAAGAAACACTTGAAGAAGCTGCTGAAAAATTTGCAGAAAAAGTATTTAATGAAAGACCAAATTTAGATATTGATTCAAAAATATGGTTAGTTGGTGGAAGTACAGAAGGATTCATAAATGGTGCTAAATGGCAACAAGAACAAATAGGCAATTCAGAATTTTTACAAAAATTAAGAGCAACAAAATCTGATGCAGAAGCAAGGAGATTAATAAAAACAATTTAAAAAGAAATAAGAGTTATGGAAAATGTAAATAGATTCTACGAGTGGATGTTAGCAATGGGAAATATTCATTTAGCTGACAATGAACAAATGTTAAAGGCATATGAAGCAATTGCAGAAAGTGATGCTAAAATAATTGAGAAAAAAGTTGTATCATTGATTTAATTTCCTTATCTTTAGGTATCAATAATTAAATAGATAAACATTATGACAAAAGTTCAAATTTTAGAAGATCAAAAAGCAATCTTCGTAGCGCAAAAAGAAGTGTTAGATAACAAAAGAGGAGACATTTATGTAAGAGAGCAACAAGCAATTTCAGATGCTTTGCTTCCTTTCTTTTATGAATTTTCGGAAGAAGTAGAAATTGAAGTAACTAGAGGATCTGTTTATTTTAAAATGGCTCATCCAGAATACTCTTACAAAAAGGAATTGTTCAATCTCTATTTGAGAGAAAATTGGGATGATCATTTAGCTAAATCTTTTAAAGGAGTTGATATTTCTTACTATTCAACTTCGACAAAAGGAGAGTATAAATGGGAATTGAAGAGATTACAATTATTAGGAAAGTTAGCTGAGATTGTAGATGAGTTTCAACAAAAAATGGTTTATGTTGTAAATGAAGCTGTAGTTCCTTTTAAAGTAGAGTATGGTCAAGTCTATGATGAAATGGCTTCAGTAGGAAAAGAGGTTAGAGAATTAGAAGTTCAAATCTCAGGAATAAGAAAAGATTTAATTACAATTGATTTAAAAAATGGAGGAGTTGAGTTTACAAAAGCAAGAGAAGTTCAAATGAAATTTAATTACTCTCCTAGAATTGTAAGTTTGAAATTAATTGATATTTCTAAATCAGGAAAAAAAGCAACTGCTATTTTTGAATGGGAAAAAGGAAGAGAGTCAAGAGAAGAAAATGTAAGTGTGGATTCTATTACAAATCAAGTACTAGGATTGTCTAAAGATATTGTTCAGCTGACTTTAGCTGAATAGTTTTAATTATTGATCGAAGAGAAAGCTGTCAGAAATGATGGCTTTTTTGGGTTAAAATACTTTGTCAAATAGTTGGATCATAACGGACTATTCCTTATCTTTAGGTATTAATAATTTAAAACATATAAAAGATGAAAGCATTTAAAAAAGTTGAAGAGTTTAAAGAGATTATCAATGGTTATTTGGATCATATGATTGAAGAGTTTAAAGAGGAAGGATTTAGTCTAGACGATTTCAGTTGCTTAGATGAAGATTTAGGATTTCTATTTCAAAGTGCATTAGAAGACTCTAATATCTAATTGAAAAATAGTTGAAAAATAACTTAAAAAATAGTTGTTTTTATGGTAAGTATTTCTTATCTTTAGGTATAATAATTAATTAATCAATAATTAAAAAAACAAAAATCATGACAAAAAATCAAACAGTAGATTTATTAAGAAGTCAAATGCCAGGATTCTATTCAGTAGAACAAGTTATCAATCTTATTGAAAAGATTGAGGAGAGCAAAGGAAAAGTTATTACAGTTACAGAAATTGGAGCTGCAATTGATAAGTTAGTTGATAGCTTAGAAAGAAATGAAGACGAAATAGTTGATACAGATTCAATAGAATTGAGCCTCAGTTATGATAATAGAATAGAGTTTGATAGAGTAAGAATAAACTTTGATTACATTAGAGAGGCTTTAGAAAATACTTTTATGGATTTTGGAGAGCAAGAAGAAGAAGAAGTCGTTAGTTCTGAGAATAATCTTTAAGTAAAAATAAGATAAGGAATAGTTGTTACTATGATGACTATTCCTTATCTTTAGGTAAGTAATTAATTAATTAATCAATAATTAAAAAACAAACATCATGGAAGATTTTTTCAAAGCACAATTTAAAATGTTAGACAGAGGAATAGTAGCAACTCCAAATTCAAGAGAAGATCTTGATTCATTTGCAAAAGCTAATGGAGGATCAATGGATGTACTCTTAGTACAAATGGCTGTCAATTATGGTTATAAGATTGCATTAGAAAATGTTCAAGAAGAATTAGAAAAGATAGCATAATGAGTGAGTTGTATAATACATGGAAAGGAAAAGGAAAAGGGGCAGCCAAGAGTGCTGCTCCTGTAATGGGAATGATTTATACTGGAGTAAGGAATAAATCAAAGCAGAATGGAATGGTAGTAGAAGGAAGATTAACAGAATTATATCCAGATCAAGGAGATGCTATAATAATAGACAAAGAAAACTTTCCTCATTGTGTAGCTTATTCTTCTTTAAAAATAGTTGTAAGTCTGGATTAATTTCCTTATCTTTAGGTATCAATAATTAAAAAGAGATACTATTATGACAAAAGAACAATTTTTAAACGGTACAGAATTTTACATTGGAAGAAAAAGTTATAAGGGTGCTGAGACTTATAGCTACAACCTAAAGGACAATTACATGTCCAAACAAATCAGATCATCCATAGATGAGAGGGTAGTATTAGAGGATTATATTTGTAATGTGTCTAAGGTAGGTAGGTTAGGATTTCAAGCTATAACCTTTGTAATGAGAAAGAAAGTAGTGGTTAGGTATAAGTTTGAAGATTTGGTAGAGTTTAAGAGTTAGCCTTCGGGCTAACTTCTTTTTTAAGATCCAACTTGTGTAGTAAGTTTTTTTGTTGAGGAGGATTTAAGAAATTAGAGCCGACTTCTTTTTTAATACACAACTTGTATGGGAACTTTTTTTTACTTATCTTTAGGTGGAGGTCAAGGTGACGTCACGGTGAGAGAAAACTGACAGTTAATTTCCCTCAACGGGTCTGACCTCGGGTTCTACTAGTTTGACTGGGAAATGAATTTCTCATAATTTTTAGACTATGGCAATATATATTCATATAAAGAAAAAGGGAGTCTGTGGTTATGAGCTTTCCAAGTCTTACTCCATAGAAATATGCACCAGAACCTCTAGTCCTTCACACCAAGTCTTCTCAAGTTGTTTGACTCCCCTTATTTTGAATCAAAATTACTATTGACGCTTCTCTTGATAAATGTGTTTAAGCCCAATCCCAATCTAGCCAATCTCTTCATTGTCTCTACATTCTGTCTACCAGCTTTTGCGTAACTATATCGATAAACGCTACCATTGGTACGAAACTGCACTGCTATAAAGTCGTCACCAATAACAAATGCATATACCGAACTCTTTCTACTTCTATTTTTATATACTTCCATATAAATAAATAACCCTTATATAATATAAGTAATTTCCAGCAATTTTCCAACTACCCATTTTGCGAGATTTTCACAAGATCTTAGAAATTTTTTTTGGAGGAATTTACGTTATCTAAACAGTATATATTTATATAAAAAAGAATGCATGAAAAGCCTTGAAAGAGACTCTCTATTCTCGATATTTGAAAAAGGAGATGAAGAAGTATATAAAGATTTAGATCATAAGGATGAACTAGACAATAATTTCATTATCATGGGAATGGTAATTCGAGGAGTGGAGAACTATTTCCTAATTGACCAGTTATATTTTAATAGGTATGGAGAACATTATGTATCCGTTAAGGAAAAATTAAAGTTAAAGTACTTTATTGGACTTAATAATTATTTGCAGAGAATCACGGAGTTTGATTCAAAGACAGCTTCATCGCTTAGAGATGAGTTCGGAAACCTAGCCATAGTCTATGCACTCCAGACACTTCTCTTCTTTTTCGAAGAAAAAGAGATGTATGAAGACTGCATTCTAATAAAAAAATATTTAGATATTTTTTCTTCAAAGAGTTTGTTTATTGAATAAAAATTTCTATATTTAGGTATATTAACAAATAAAAATCAGTTATGGAATTTTCATTTATGAGTCTACTGCATTATGGTAGTATCTACTTCATTGTCGGCATTATTATAGCCAATCTTATTAATTACGGACTAAAACGTATGTACGACCCTACTTCTTTTACTAATACTGAGATGATTATTACAATTGCTCTCTGGCCGCTGGTACTCTGGGTATCCATTCTTCAAGCTATAAACGGTAAGGATGTATAGAGATAAGCTAGATCTTGCTCATGCTCTTGATCTTGAGAGTAAAGGAGCAATCGTTATTTGTGATTTAAGTGGAGAGAACTTTCCTCCAATTCAAACTCAAGATAATAAAGGAGCTATATGGAAAGAAAACTTTGTAGCTCTACAGAGAAAGTTTCGTCACATTGCTCCTGAGAAGTTACTGGATTTTACTTCCTGTAGGTTTACCATTGAAGTAAAAGAACTTTCGGACGAGGAGACGGGCATGTTCTCCTGGAGATATCTACATGCTCTCGATACTCCGAAAATCAAGGAACTTACTCTAGACAACCTGGAATACGTTTATATTCTTGTAAATGATGCCTCTCCTGAGCTCATTAAGATAGGTATGACGCTCAAAGATATTCCCTCAAGAGTGAAGTCCATGAATACATCGGCGGTTCTTAATGAATGGTATCCCAAGTTCGGGTTGGCACTTCAAAAAGGTAGCGCTCTTAACGTGGAACAACAACTTCATAAGCATTTTGCTGCTTCGAGAGTTTCTTCCGATAAGGGAAGTTCAAGAGAGTTCTTCACACTAGATGCTCTTACTGCTTTTGATAAGATGAGAGACATGGGATCGTTGTTTATGGTTGGCAATCCTATTGTTTTTTAGTGCTATATATAACAAACTTGCGCGGCATTGGCTAGTCTTCGAAGTTAGGAGTTGTTTCCCAAAAATATTTTCCCTAACTTCGTCTAAAATAAAGAGTTTTATAAAAAGAAACTTAAAAATAAATTTAAAAAATTAATAATTAAAATAAAAAAAATGAGAAACAAAGAATTATTCGAAAGAAAATTGGATAAATTTGAATCGGAAGTGAAGTTAGTGTTCTATCACGTTAACCGAAATGAACTAAATGATGCTTATGACAAATTAAAAGAGCTTTTAGATAGATTGGATGACATGAGAACTTTATTAAATACGGAATCTCAAGACTAATGGAACTATCTGCAGAACAAATAGAGAAAAATTGGAATAAGTATCTTAAGATTGTTGATACTTTTATTACCGGAGATCGAAAAACTAAGTTAATTTCACTTTATACTGATTTAGCTGAAGAAATGATAATGGCTCCTGCTTCTTCTAAACCTTCTTTTCATAATGCATTTGCTGGAGGTTATATAGATCACATTAATCGAGTAGTACATTGTGCTATGAAGACTAAAGAACTATGGGAAACTATGGGAGCTACAGTAGATTTTACGGATGAAGAGTTAGTCTTTGCTGCTCTTAATCATGATTTAGGTAAAATAGGCGGTAAAGGTACTCCAGGGTACTTACCTCAGACGGATAAATGGAGACAAGATAAGTTAGGAGAGCTTTATACTATCAATAAAGAACTTTCTTTTATGTTAATTCAAGATAGATCTTTATTTTTACTTCAGCAATCAGGAATTTCAATGACAGAGAAAGAGTATCTAGCTATAAAGTTACATGATGGACTTTATGATGATGTAAATAAACCTTACTACATGTCTTTTAATCCAGATTCTAAATTTAGAACTAATATAGTTTATATCTTACATCAGGCAGACTTCTTGGCTTCTAAAATTGAATACGATAGATGGAAAAGTGAAGGAAATTCATCTCAACCAAAAGTAGAGAAAACAAAGGCAAGCTCAGGAAGAGTAGTTAATGCTTCGGAGGGATTAATGGAATTAGTAAAAAACATATAAAATGGAAATTGTAATAGGAATTTTAACAGCAGCACTGCTTATAGGTGGGTTTATTATTTGGAACTTAAACACCAAAGTTGTCCGTCAAGAAACTGTTATCGAATACCAAGTTGATTACTTACGTAGAATTTCTTATATTATACAAGAGTCTAAAATGTATATAGATAAATTAGACGAAAGAGGTATATTTAGGTCCGACGATGAAGTTGGAGCTTTTTTTAATTTTATGAAAGAAATTCAAAATGATATAAACTCTTTCCGTCTACCAGACAATTATGGAAAAAGAGAAAACTAGTAATTACTACTTCACACAAGGAACAGAGGATGCTATTGTCAAGTACAATACAACCTCTGACCCTGTTTTAAAAGATCGTATATTTACAGCAGAAATTTATTATCCTTTTTATAAACTTGTAGAGAACTTAATTCATACTTTTAAGTTTTACTATACGGATGTAACTAAGATAGAGGATTTAAAACTGGAAATAATCTCTGTACTCGTAGAGGAAAAGATTCATAGATTTGATGCTACTAATGGAGCAAAAGCATTTTCATACTTTCAGACTATCGTAAAACGGTGGCTGATTAACTACAATAATAAGAACTATAAAAAGTTAAAACAAGTAGGATCTTTTGACGAAGTAGCAGATTCGTACGAAACTGAAGAAGAAAAAGAAAGTGCTAGAGTTATTAGCTTATCTACAATAGTAGATCTTTTTGTTAAAAATTCATATGATGATATGGAAAGTATATTCGCTAAAGAGCAGGATAGAAAAGTAGCAGATGCGGTACTTACACTTTTCAGAACTCGTCATGATTTAGAAATTTTTAGAAAGAAAGCTTTATATATATACATTAGAGAGATGACAGATTGTGAAACTCCAACGTTAACTAGAGTAATTACACGACTTAAAAAAGAATTCTATAAAGTATATAGTCTATATCAGGAAGCCGGCTATACGGTACAATAAAAGGTTTTCGAGATATTTATATAATAAATAGAGTATGGGATTAGA